AACATCTCCTATGACATTTAGTTTTGTTTTTGGCGAAGTTGTACCAATACCCAAAGCCTCTTCACTAGCATCCCAAAATAGCTTTGGTGTTGTGCCTGTGTCTTCGTAGAAGCTGATGTCTCCGTTTAACGCAACATTTAAATATGTAGTATCGGCAGGCATAACAGAAAATCCACCTGCATTATTTGTCCTAAGTCTAACACCATATGATGTATTATCTAATGTTATATCGGCATTAGAATTTGTAGTATTAAAGTCAGCTACTACATTACTAGTTCCATTAACAGTCAACCCACCTGCTGTCACTGTACCTGTTACGTCAATGCCTGTTGCGGTGGTGGCTAGTTTCTTGCTGTTGTCGTAATATAGGTCAACTGAGCTATTCTCTGTGGCAATAAGCATGTTTTCGCCAGTATTGTTGCCTACGAAGCGTATATCTGATGCCGCTTGAAGTCTTAAACCACCTGTTCCAGAATCTCTTACATAACTTGCAGACCCATCATGATAAATCTGTAAATCAGCACTGTCACCTAACTTAATGATATCATTGTCACCCATGTTAAGGTGTGTACTTAGAGTAGTCTCACCTGTAACTGCAAGTGTACCAGCCATTGTGACGTTACCATCAAACGTACCACCATCTGCCTTGCTTACTGTATCAGCTACAGAGAATACATCGTAAACAATAATCTCAATGATATCATTAACAGCAGCACCTTCTCCTAGTACAATAGATGTACCACTAGTGGCAGTATAATCTGCGTCACCTAGCTTTACACCATTTCTATATACATCAACGTAGTTGCTATCTCTGTAGCTTAAAGAAACGCCCTCGGCCCCCGCTCCACTGAACGTTGTCTGTGAAGCAGTAGCAGTGTAGGTATGTTTTTGTCTAACTCCGTTGGAAGGAGATACTCCTATGTATGCCATTAATTAAACCTCTTGGTTAGCCAAATGTGTTGCGTAGGCTGTCTTGATTGCTTCTGTATGTACTGCATTGCATATTGCTTGTACTTCTGCACTTTCATTTGCTAAGTCATCTGCACTTATATCAGGTGCAACAACGTGCCTTGAGAAGCTACGACTTATCTCTGTACCATCTCTCTTGATGACTGTGGCAGTTCTTACTTGAACGTGCTTGAACTCACCTACGATTTCTATTTTGTCTTGTATTGTTTCTTCTGTTAATGCCATTTTTTTCTCCTTTTGGTTAATGGACTGACTACCCTATGTCCAACAGGGTTATGCTGTATGAAAACTTGCACTAAAAGTAATGTTTGTGCCTGCTTGTAATTGTTCTGCTGAATCGTTTACAGTAGCACTTCCATCACCTAATTGTATAAAAAGATTAGCATTGGCTTCATTAATAGTTCCTACAAAATCTGCAACATTTGCACTTGCAACATTAGTTACCACAGCATTTGCAACACTATCTGCTCTTCTTTCCGATAAATTAGCTGGTGTAAAAGGTAAATTGATAGAAAATAAACCAACTGGACTTGATACTGAAGCCACACTAATTAATCCACAAACATGCACTAAACGACCTACTTTAGTATAAGAACCACTATCAAAACCACTATTTAATGTGACAGTTCCACTTGTACCACAAGTTAAAGTTATGTTATATTCACCCTCTTCATAGTCATCCAAATAATTAACTGAAGTAGTGCCACCTAAGTATACACCACCTGATAGGTAGAGGTCTTGAAAACGTGCTGAAGAATGACCTAAAATAGCAGTTCCATCTGCCCTTGCTCCAGTACTAGTACAAGGGAATATGGTATTTGTATCAACATCAAAAGATAAACCTCTACCAGCAGAACCTGCTATAAAAGGATTTGTGCCTAAAGTAGTAGTATCAAATCCAACACGAGCTATAAGAGAACCACTATTACGAAATGTAATTAAATCACCATCACCTGAAGTGCGATTAGCCGAAAGTGCTGCATCTGCAGAACTAAATTGAGATGTTCCATTTTTACCTATTCTTACACCTACCCCAGAGCCTTCTGCTGGACTATTATCAGTTGTGCCAACTAGTAAATTTGAACTATTAAATGTCATCGCTAACGAAGGTGTAGCACCTGTATAAAATACTAAGCTATCGCCATTAGCACCTAAATACTGAACATCTGTTGTGGAACTATCTTTAAAAGCAATAACTGATAAAGCATCTGTGCTTACAAGTTTTGCACCAATGTTTCCTGTGCCACTGTTTATCTCAAGTATTTCTGAAGGACTACTAGTACCTATCCCTAATCGCTCCTCACTAGCATCCCAAAATAGCTTTGGTGTTGACCCCGTGTCTTCGTAGAAAGCAACATCTTGATTTTGATAAAAAGTTGCAACTGGATTTGAACCACTATCAAAAATGTGCAATGCAGCAGAAGTATCACTACCAAGAAAACTTGAACCAACCGATGACCCAGTTCTTTCTAGTTTTAACTGTTTGCTATCATTTGCTTTGCTTGCTGTAGTTAAACCATCAACAGTCAACCCATCCATAGTAGCTGTACCTGTTACGTCAATGCCTGTTGAGGTGGTGGCTAGTTTAGCTTGACCATTGTTGTAAAGTGTTACTGCACCATCTGTTATCATTTGAGCATGATACTTTGACCCAGCACTGTTAAAAAACTGGATATCATCTCCCCAAATACGAAGATTGCCAGTGCCTGTTTCTTTGATATCTGAGTTTCCTCCAGTATGACCTATTTCTAAGTCATTATCTGCACCAAAAAGAGCCTTGACAGTATCGTTAAAATTAATGTCGGCAGAGGTAGTTATACCGTCTGTTGTGATTACACCTGTTACGTCAATGCCTGTTGAGGTAGTGGAAAATTTTGGTTGGTTGTTCCAATAAAGGTCAACAGAGCCATTAGGTGTAGCAACTAACATTTCTTCGTCAGCACCACCACCTTGCTTTAACTTTATCTCTGTCCCATTTGTAGAAATCCAAAGTCCACCTAGTCCACCTTCTTCTATATAACTTCTTGTGCTATCATGATAAATCTGTAAGTCTGCACTGTCACCTAACTTGATAATATCATTATCACCCATGTTAAGGTGAGTTTGTAATGTTGTCTCACCTTGTACGTTGAGTGTTCCGTCTATATCAGTATTATCTAGGTTGGTTATTCCATCTATGTCAGCGTTTCCACTAACATCAAGAGAACCAGCATCAACCTCACCACTAAACGTACCTGTAGTTGTGTCAATAACGGTTGCAATAATGTCAGCAGGTTTTTTACCTATATATGGCATATTATGTTATCTCCATTATACTCATAGTAGCACTGATCTTATCAGCTATAGAAGAAGAAACTTTTACTACGTCTGTTGTTTCTACAACTATTTTATTACCTGACATAATCTCTAAACTACCACCAACTGGAATAGGAGCATCTTTAATCACAGTTGATGTAATACCTGCACTTGTATCTACGATTTCAACAGTAGCCGATACTTGAGCCGTATGAACATTACAAAGAGTCAATCCTAATATTATAGTAGTTGTCGAACTAGGAACTGTATACAAAGCATCTGTCGTACCTGCAACTGTAGACATCAATGCGTTGTTTACTAATTTAAATGTGTTTGCCATTCTTTATCTCCTATCCGAGAGCAATCGCAAGTGCAGTTGCTTCATCAGATGCTTCTGTTAATGTTGTTGCACCTATATCATTCAATACCTCACTAGCACTGCGACCCTCTACACTTGTGCCATTAATTCTTAAAAAATCATCATCTGCTACAGTAGAATCTGCTACCAAAGTATTACCACTTGATATACCAGTGTTTGTTACGGCTGCTGTACCAAGACCTAATGTTGTTCTTTGTGCAGAAGCATCTGCATCATCTAATAGTGCCTTACCTGCCGCTGTTAAATCATAAGTTGCAGCAGTGCCTGAACCAGTAAACTGAATACCTTTGTCTGCCGCTGAAGTTAATCCTGCAATAGCAGTTAACTCTGCATCACTTGCTTGTTTTGCATCAAGCTGTGTTTGTATAGCAGACGTAACACCATTAAGATATCCAAACTCTGTGTTATCTACTGTGCCATCATGTATCTTTGTAGCATCAATGGCTGCACTAGCATTGATATCAGCATTAACAACAACACCTGAACCGATTGCAGCAACACCTGTATCAGCTATTGTGATATCACCTGAGACTACATTATCTATCCACTTAGATGTACCTGTGTCATAAAAGAGTAAAGCACCGTCAGCAGGTGATGTAATGTTAGTATCTGTTAGTTCTGATAATTCATTAGCAGTTGCTACTTGTGTGTCTACATAATCCTTAACAGCTGCTGATGTAGGTAATGATGTATCATTGTCACTAGAGCCAATACCTTCTGCTTCAGTTACAACAGCACTAGCTTTAAAGTTATCTACTTCAATGTTAGAAACTGTGTTGTTGTCTACGTCTATTGTTTTGTTTGTTAAAGTATCTGTTGTTGCTCTACCTACTAAAGTATCAGTTGAAGTAGGAAGAGTTAATGCTCCTGTATTACTAATAGTACTTATAATAGGAGTTGTAAGTGTTTTATTTGTAAGTGTTTGTGTACCTGTTAATGTAGCTACAGTAGAATCTATTGCAAATGTAACAGCATTACCACTACCACTTGTATCAATACCTGTGCCACCTGTTAAAGTAAGTGTCTCACTATCTAAATCTATACTTAGTGCACCCCCCGTATCACCTTGAAAGTCTAGATCTTGTGCAGTTACTTGAGCATCTACATATGCCTTAATAGATTGTTGTGTTGCTAAAGATGTATCGCTGTTAGAAGATAATGTATCCTCATCAAGAATAGCTGTAACTGTTGCACCACTGGCTAGTTTTAAATTACTGATATTTGTTACGTTACTTGCATCTAAAAACACTGCCTTTGCAGCTGGTAACGTGCAAAATATAGTTTTGGTTCCAGCTGCCCAGTTCACGGCACTGCCAGAGTTAGAACTGGCTAATATTGTTGTTCTTGCTAAAGTTGTACCAGAAGTAGTAAAAGTCCCAAGACCAATCTCAAAATCTGTGTTGTCGGTACAAGCATAATATGTTGTATCTCCATCACTAAGATTGGCAGTAAAAGTCTCAAAACCAGTAACGGCTCCACCTAGTGTATAGGTGCCCGTTCCACTGGTAGTGGTTGTTTCTTTTACTCTATCTGATATTACTAGTGCCATTACTTCAACTCTATTGTCAGATTCCCTGCATTAATTCTAAATATATCACCAGAGGCTATTACTTTACTAGCATCTAATTCACCTACAAATAAAATATTACCACTTGTTAAAGCATCTGCTACAAACACATGTGTTATTGTTTCTGTTGTACCACCAGAAGCTGGATACTCAATGTTACCAGAGTTAGTAGCAGTTTGAGTGTCTGTTGAATCATCACCTATTGTAGTCCAGTTTGCAGCTGTTACTTGTTGTCTTGCATAATTTGTAAATGTCGCTTCTGTTACTGTACCAGTTTCAGCGGCAGATACGGCTGTTGCCAATCCTACATAAATACTATCCCCAGGGGATGAAAAACTTAGAGAGTTATTCTTAAAGATATAATGTAATAATCTTCTCTCTAGGTAATTGGTTGATGCATTTGCTGTTGCCATATTTAACTCCTATGTTCTTGGTCTTGATGGTAGACCTGATCTATAGCCATCTGTGTTTTCTCTTGCTTCTCCAAAGTCTTTTACTCTTTCCATATATTGCATATACAATTTATCATAGTTTTGTATTACGTCGGGCTCACCTTTCATAAATGTATATGCCTCTATAAGAGAACCATAAAGCAATGCAAAAGGTGCATTTGTACTAACCCAAGTTGTACCATCGTCTGCTCCTGCGGTCAAACTAGCAGGCCTATAATAATAGTGTAATTCAACAGTGTAGTTTGCATCTGGAGTCGGTGCTAAAATAAAATTATTTACATCAAATTTAGCATAGTATTTAGGTAATCCTGTTGTAGATGCACTAGGAGAATACTCTCTTAAAAAGTTTACGTCCTTCTGCAAAAGAAAACTTTCGGATCCAGCAGAAGTTATTTGTAAGGAAAATGAACTTAAAAAATCAGAAGGAACACTTAAATAAGGATCAGATGTTGTAACAGCACTTGTTACATTCTTTCTGAATATATCTAAGTCAATACTTTTGAATATTTTTTCTTCGGCAGCTTTAATAAAATTATTAAGTTGTGAGACAAAAACAGTTTCATCATTGTCTGTATAATCTTGTATGGCTGTCTTTAATGTTGCTAATGTAAAACTCATATCATGCACTCACCGTGATTGGACCTGCAGTGGCTCGACCACCACCTCCTACAATACCACCTATTGTAGCCGTTTCTCCATTAGCTGTAAATGTATAACTATCTGTATTAACAACTGTAATACTGTATCCTGAAGCTTGCTCTAAAACAGCTTTTGTAAATCCATCAAAGCCATATACTGTCCTAAATCTAACGGTATCTCCGGTGGTTCTTCCATGACCAAATTCTCTTACAGTTATAAGACCCGATCCAGCTTCGTGAGAAGTAAAAGGGTTAAGAACTAAAAGAACTTGTACAGCATTTTCTATTCGACTGGGTCTAGAATCTCGTAAAGCTTCTGGATCGGATACGGTTCTAAAAGGACCTAATTGAGGGTGTTTAGCTTCAAATTCATCGGGTCCTACTAAAGATCCGTTCCATTCTTTTTTTAAATCTCGATATTTATACCTCATACCAGATCTATCTGATATTCCATAGGCATGTTTTCCTTTAGCAAATTTAGCCATGCTTCTTATAATCCATCTTGATTTTTTCTTCTAAATGACTAATTAAAATCTTTCTCATATTCTCTGCTCTTTGTCTGTCTGTAAAAG